CTTTGATATTAAAGAGTGGGCTTCAATGGATGGCAGTGTTGCCGAGGCAGAAGCTGAAGAAGCGCCTGCTGGTGGCAGACGTAGACGTGCAGTAGCATAATGATACTGTGGGTTGATTTTGAAACCCGTAGCCACTGCGACCTAATCAGTCGTGGTGGTTATAACTACGCACAAGACGCAAGCACTGAGGTGTTATGTATGTCTTATGCGTTTGACGATGGTGACGTTACTACTTGGACACCTGACCAACCGTTCCCTGATGCAGTACGCAACTTCAAGGGTCAAATACGCGCTCATAATTCTAGCTTTGAGAGGCTAATTTTTTGGTATGTGTTACAGATTAACTTTGACCTAACCCAATTCTATTGCACCGCTACTCAGGCGCGTGCTAACTGCTTGCCTGCGTCACTAGAGGACATAGGGCGAGCCTTATCCAGTAATATGCGTAAAGACCACAGAGGTAAGCAACTTATCCGCCTCATGTGCATACCGCCTTTTAGCACTGACCCTACGCTCATGGCTGAGATGATAAATTATTGCGAGCAAGATGTACGTGTGATGCGGACTATCTCAGGCGCGATGCGTCAGCTATCCGATGACGAACTGGCTGACTACCATGTGAGTGAGCGCATTAACGATAGAGGCATACTAATAGACGTGCCACTAGCCAAGAGTGCTATCCAATACGCAAGTGCAGAGCTAGAAGAAATACAGGCGCTAGTGGCTGACATTACGCAAGGTGAGATTACAAGCGTTAGATCGCCTAAGATGCGTCAGTGGGTGCAAGACCGCGTAGGTGAGGAAGCACTCAAGCTCATGTGGAACGGTGAGAAGTATTCAATAGACAAGACAGTCAGGGCTAACTTGTTAGCACTGGCGGAGGAAAACCCTGATGAAGTACCGAATGAAGTCGCGGATGTTATCCAATCCGCCGATGATTTATGGGCGAGTTCGGTTGCGAAGTTCAACCGACTATCTCAGCTTGCTGACGAAGAAGATAACCGCCTCAGAGGGGCGTTTGTCTTTGCAGGCGGTAGCGCTACTGGCCGCGCGGCTAGTTACGGAGCGCAGATTCACAACCTTACGCGCAAGTGTGCTAAAGACCCTGCGGAAGTAAGGCAGGCGATGGTGCGTGGTCATGCGATTGTGCCTAAGTTTGGCAGACGCATTACCGATGTGCTTAAAGGGATGTTACGCCCTGCGATTATTCCTCCGCCTGGCGAGGTTTTAATTGTTGCGGATTGGGCGGGCATTGAGGCAAGAGTAAACCCTTGGATGTCCTTAGAGCGAGGCTCAGAAGCTAAATTAGATATATTCCGCACAGGTGGCGATGTATATGTCGCTAATGCGATGGCTACATTTAATTGTACTAAAGAAGCGGTAACGCCTGACCTTAGACAGCGAGGTAAAATACAAGAACTCGCGCTAGGTTTTTTAGGTGGGCTAGGTGCGTTTGCAGCGATGGCGCGTATATACAATATCCAGTTACCTGAATCTGAAGCTAAACGCATGGTAGACGGGTGGCGTAAGGCTAACCCTTGGGCTATCCCGTATGGGCAAGCAGCGGAAACTGCATACCGTAGGGCGTTACGCAATAAAGGTAAAGAGTTCACGGCAGGGCGTTGTGTTTTTATGTATGACGGCGTTCACCTATGGTATTCACTACCTTCAGGTAGGATTTTATGCTATCCGTATGCTAAGTTTGAAGGGGATGATGTCACGTATGTGAAAGCATCATGGAAACCTGCGGCGGATGCGAAAGAATGGCCTAGAGCGCGTTTATGGCGGGGGCTTTTTATTGAAAATGCGTGTCAAGCAACGGCTAACGATATTCTTAGACATTCACTACGCATTTTAGAGGCAGAAGGCTTTGCTACGATAGCACATATCCATGATGAAATTATCGTGCAATGCCCTGTCAGTGAGGCTGAGAGGGTAATGGCTAGAATGACTGAAGTTATGTGTACGCCGCCTGAATGGGCGACTGGGCTACCCTTAGATGTAGAGATAAAAAGTCATACTCAATACGGAAAATAAGCATATAATATTTCAAACACGGATAGCTTGGGAGTCATGACCTAAGTAAAAAGCGAACCCTCCCGCCTTCCGTTGTTTTCTTTTGTGAGGGGTAACGAGAGGGGTAAAACTCATGAATCAACAAAGGCTTAAAGAGCTACTCAATTACGACCCTGTTACGGGCGTATTCACAAATACAGACCGTAGAAGTACGTCTGCTAAACCTTATCAAATTGCAGGTTCTTTGACAGACAAAGGGTATTTAACCACTTGGCTTGATAATAGACATTATAGGTTACATAGATTGGCGTGGGTGTACGTATATGGAGTTTGGCCTACTAAAAATTTAGATCATATAAATCAAGTTAAGTCAGATAATAGAATACTTAACTTGCGTGAAGCTACGTCATCTGAAAATATGCAAAATGTATCTAACTTTAGCCACAATACAAGCGGGCATAAGGGGATTACATGGCATAAACAAGCAGGAAAATGGAACGCAAAAATAAAAATTAACGGGCGCAATATTTCAATGGGTGTTTTTGATGATATTAATCAAGCCATAGCTGCGCGAAAATTAGGTGAAACTATCTATCATACTCATGGGGTATCAGCATGACTAGCTTTATTGATTTCTTAACAAACTTAGCACCAACTGGCGAAACTTCTTTAATTGTTAAACAAAAACCTACAAATCAATTTCATGCCGATGGCACAATCAAATGCACTTGGCCTGCCTATCTACCGACCACTAAGTTCAAAAAAGGCGATTCACTATATGGGAATACAGCCAGTTTTATCCTAGACCGCTTTATAGACGGGCGCGTGTCTGCCAGTTCAGCTAATTGCGAGTACGTGTTAGTCATGGTGCTGGATGATGTAGGCGATGCAGATAAAGCGCCTAACATCTCCCCGCTACCGCCTACGTGGATTATGGAAACGTCAGAGGGTTCGTTCCAGTGGGGTTACGTGTTCAGCGAGCAACCGACTAAGGGTGACTTTACTGCCGCGATTACTGCGATTGCCGATGCGGGTTATACCGACAAAGGCGCGACTAACGCAGTACGCAATTTTAGACTGCCTGGTTCAGTCAATATCAAACCAAATCGTAATAGTTTTGCTAGTGTGCTAGTGGAATTTCACCCTGAGCGTGAGTACACGCTACCCGAAATTTGTTCTGCCCTTAACGTCACGCCTGCTGAGGCTAACACCGCGCATATACGCAACACCTTATTAGCCGATACGGGTGCGGATGATGTCCTAGCGTGGCTGAATGAGCAAAAGTTAGTCTTATCCGGCGTGAACGCTGAAGGATGGGTGAGCGTGGTGTGTCCTAATCACGCCTCGCATAGTGATAACAACCCTGAAGCCCGCTATAAGCCCGTAGACCGTTCGTTTTGTTGCTATCATTCACATTGTACAACCTTAGACAGTAAGACCTTCTTAACATGGGTGGCTGAGAACGGTGGCCCTGAGCATAGTCATGGTTTGCGTGATGAATTGTTAGCTGAGGTGATGAGTAACACGCTATCTAAAATCACGCCTTCTGATATGTTTTCACATGATGCTGAGGCCGTGATTGCTGAGGTAGAGCGTAAAGAGCTTGGTCGTGTGGCTAAGAGCGCGTGGTATGAGCGTTTTGCTTACGTGCAGGATGACGAGGCGTATTTTGATATGCAGGATAGGCGCGAGGTGAGCCGTAGCACGTTTAACGCCTTGTTCCGTCATATTGAGTGTAAGTCTATCCACTCAGGCGCGCGCGTGCAGCCTTCTATTTGCTTTGACGAAAATCGTCAAGCGATGGGCGCTAAGGCGTTAGTCGGTATTACCTATGCGGCAGGCGATAGCGTGCTTTGCGCCCGTGATGGTGATGTATACGGTAACAGGTGGCGTGACGCTAGACCTAAAGACCTCGTAGCAGGTAATATCACCCTATGGCTAGACCATGCGCGGTTATTGGTGCCTGACGAGCGTGAGCTTAGTCACATTTTTGATGTGATGGCTTTCAAGGTGCAAAATCCTAAGGTTAAGATTAATCATGCTATCTTGCATGGTGGCGATGAAGGCTGCGGTAAAGACACGCTTTACGCGCCGTTCTTATGGGCGGTGTGTGGCCCTAATGCTAAAAATCGTGGCATTATGGACAATGATTCAATCAGTAGTCAATGGGGTTATCAGCTAGAAAGCGAAATTCTGATTATCAATGAATTAAAAGAGCCTGACGCGGCGGCTAGACGTGCGTTAGCTAACAAGCTAAAGCCTATTATCGCCGCGCCGCCTGAGATGTTACCTATCAATCGTAAGGGCTTACACCCGTATGACATGGTTAATCGCGTGCTAGTGTTAGCCTTTAGTAACGATCCTGTGCCTATCAGTTTAGCTAGTCAAGATCGCCGCTGGTTCTGCGTGTGGTCGCACGCTGGCCGTATGGATCCAAGCGAGGCTAGGTCGTTGTGGGCTTGGTATAACGCTGGTGGCTTTAGTGCTATTGCTTCGTGGCTTATGCTACGTGATGTAAGTGCGTTTAATCCAAGCGCGCCGCCTATGATGACCGAGTTCAAATTAAACCTTGTAGAGCAAGGCATGAGTACGGCAGAAAGTTATCTTGTTGAGATGATGCGCGGGCGTATGGGCGAGTTTATGCGTGGCGTGGTGGGCGCGCCGTTTCATTCGCTTTGTGATAGGCTTATGGGCGCTATGCCTTCAGGCGTTAAGGTTCCCCAGGCGGCTTTACTTCATGCCTTTAAAGAGGCGGGTTGGGTTGATTGTGGGCGCCTGGCGAGTGCAGATTATATGAGTAAAAAGCATATATTTTGCGCGCCTGATATGATTTATAATAAAAAGTCAGAGTTGCGGCGTATGGTTGAAATAAACGAACCGCCGTCATTGGTCGTGGTGAAGTAAAAGAAAAGGGCCTTGTGGCCCTTTAGTTTATATATCTAATAATATCGCTATTATGGCCGCGATAATGGCCGCTAGGATTATGAGCATACGTTATACGCCATAAATTAAACTATCAGATTCGGCAATATCTGATAACTTGTCGTATCGTTCCGCTAAAGCCATATAATCAGCTTTAGCGCGTTCAAGTGCAGCGCTTAATGCTTCACTATCAATAGGCAAGTCAAAACCTTCTAGCGTGTTATGTAGGCGCTGTAATTCGTTGCTATCATCTGTTAGCACCTGGATGCACGCCAGCGCGTCATTCAATATGGGCGTGTAGTTACGCCTTAATTCTATGTCAATTCTATCTGTGATGTTCATTTTAAATACTCCCTTTTAAAAAAGAATTAATTAATTCTATATAGCTTTTAGCGGTGAAAGTGTTAACGCTAGGATCTGTTAGATTAACGATGTACGCTTCGGCCTCGCTGGGCGCTAAAAATGCCTTCGTTAATGTTTTATGTTTATACCTATCATAACCAGTTGCGATAAAAATTTTGACCATGTTATACACTCCAAAAAATTAGCGCCTGGATTATGCGGCCAGGCGCTTGTTAAGTTTATGCAGCGGCTTGCATAGGTGCGGCGGGTAGATCTAACCAGGCAGGCCGTGTAAGTGAAGTTGGCAATTCATGCTTAAACGGCATAATCACGCCTATAACAGCGTCATTGTCAAACTTTACGAGTGCAGCGCTGCCGCTATTCTGTAATACGCTTGCCTTGCCGCCGTTTATTAGCTTGCCTACTTTGTCAAAGTCCGTTAAATACTCGTTATTGAATTGCGATCCAGCTTCACCGCTAACAGTGTTAGGTATAACGCGCCTAAAATCAGGAAATACGCCTTCGGTTAGCTTACCTATATTATATAGGCCTAAGCTTACTAAGCTTACCTGGTCGCCTTCTATGCTAATATCAATTGTTGCGGCCTTAGTCTTTACTGCGGCTTCAATTAATGCGCGCGGAATTAGCGCATTGATGCCCTCGGCCTGCTCGCTTGGTAGGTTAATACAAAGTAATCTGTGGCCGTCAGTACTAGCAGCTATAATGCCGCCTGGCGTACTTTCAAAATGAATACTATTTAAATAGTATCTAACATCATTTTTCGCTGCGCATAATAGCAGCGCCTTTAATTCATTTGTTTTAATAGTGAATTGCATTTGGATCCCTTTACTATCAACGGCCAAAATTAGCCGCAAAGCATACGCGCTGGCATATGCTTTACGAAAATTTTATGCGGCTTCTAATTCGTTTACATAATCGCGCGCGGCTTCTTCTAAAGCATACCAGGCGAGCGCATTATATACAGTGCAATTACAATCTGATTCAGGGTCAAAAAGGCCCTCGGCAATTTCGGCCTTGCTATAGTCTTTTAAGCAATTAAAGCCGCATAGCATATCAAGCCAATCCATGCCAAAATCGGCGGCCTGGTCTTTTAATAACTCAATAATTGATGCGCGATATTTATTTGCAAAGGCCCATGTATCAGAATAATATATAAAGCCACTAAAGCCAGCATCGGCGCCATGCTCGCAAATATCGGCGGCATTTTCGCTTAAATCGCATATTTCATTTACAGCATTAAATAGATTAGACATTTTTTACGCTCCAATAATTAATAATAACATCGTTAAAATAAAACCTGCTGCTGCCGCATAATCCCAAAATGTTAGCGGATCATGCGCGGGTTTAGTGTTTTTGTAGTCTTTCATTTTTTACATTCCCAATAATAAAGAATAAATCATACAACCAATTAAAAAAGCCGCCATAATTGCCCAGGCGCCGATTAAATAATATTCAGTATATTTCATTTTTTAATCCTTTCAATTTTGGCGCTTAATTGCAGCGCGTATTAAGAGAATAGCATAATTTAACAGAATGTAAAGAACTATTTAACAATAATTGGCTATATTGTCATTTTATTGTCAGAAAATTGGCAAATTATGGCAATACGCGAAGGCATGGGGCGCAAGGCTTTTCGGGTTTATTGGCTATATTGTCATTCAATTACTATATTAGATAAAAGTATATATGCAAAATACATAATGACTGCTAAATCCCCTTGTAGAGCGCTGGCTTAGGCTGATTTATTTGGCAATTTAGCCAATAATGACCTTTTTAGCCTGTAAGCCCTTGATTTTAAAGCTAAAAATCATTGTCATTTAGCAAAAAAAAGTTGCCAATAATTTGCCAATAATATGACAATAAATGACAATCCCCGCCAGGCAATCACCACTAGCAAAATGTTAAAAATGGATTTGTTTACTTGTGGCAATAATGCCAATGATTTATAAATGACAATAATGCCAATGTATTTTGTTTGGCAATAATGCCAATGCTAACAGTTGATAGCAGCGTGTAATGATCTGACTTGCTGGCCGCCTGGCCGCCGTACTGACTGCTTGCCTGTTTTCTGTTTGCATTTTGCTTGAGGGGTGGGGGCGGGTAGGGCCTTGCACTGGTCGGTCACGCTGGCGATGGGTTCGTAAACAATTTTTTTTTATTTTTTAGTCTGTAAGCAATTAGCACCTACAACTGTAGCTTGTAATAAATTGGGGTTTATTAGGCACTAGCACTGATCCTGTACCCCAAAAAGATTGTCCACAAAATACCACTAGCACAAAGATAAATTTTATATTAGTATCACGCGTATGTTCATGAGCCTACCATTCACACCTAGAACGCTCCAAGCCACCGAATCACGGTTGCAGAAGATATATGACGCTGCAAAGTTGGGGTTGAAGAATGACAATTTAGCCCTCGCCGCAGGGATGCTACCTACTGAGTACCGACAATTGTGCCAATTTGACCCAGTGGCGGAGATGGCAGCGTTGAAAGGTCGAGCTGATGCTGAGTTGGAGATGTCCACAGTCCTAATGAAGTCAGCGAAGGATGGTGACGCTAAGTCAGCCCTCGCTATGTTGCAACACGCCCACGGTTGGACAGCCAAGACGGAGATTAGCCTAGACGTGTATCAGAAGATTAGCATCACGCAAGCACTGGCGGATGCACAACAGCGCGTAATTGAAGGGGTAACAGTAGATGGCTAAGATGAACGCACTAGCGCCTGAAAGTCAAAATGCGTTATTGAGTACGCCATTACTCCCTGTGCAAACTACGCGACTTACGCCGTCATTAGAACGGATGTATGGTCAGTGGGTGATGAACAATAGAATTCCTGAATCAAACGATTACGATATGCGGGGGTATTTTTATGACCTATTGACGGGTAATAAAGACGCGCGGACTGCGGTAAACGCGTCAGATAATGCGCTTCACTTTACAGACAAGTGGAAGTTACCCAACCACCCTTCGTTTTCTAGCGAAAGCGTGTACAGCAGAACAAGCCAAGACCCACGATGGGTAAAAAACCCTGCGCCATATAAAGAAGGCACGTGGGCGTTGCAAAACAAGCAAGGCAACAAAGTGCTTGAGATACCACAATAATGCAACAGCCAATATATAGTTCGCAAGAAGAACAAACTCTGATGTCTACCTTATGGTCGCCCGCGATTGCGAACGACCCTGAAGCGTTCGTGTTGTTCGCGTTTCCTTGGGGGCAGACTAACACACCACTAGCACACTTCAAGGGGCCGAGAAAATGGCAACGGGATGTGCTAAGAACAATCAAGACGCACATAGAGGACAATCAAGGTAAGATTGACTTTGATACACTGAGAATGGCGGTCAGCTCAGGGCGGGGGATTGGCAAGTCAGCCTTAGTCGGATGGCTCATATTGTGGATGTTGACAACGAGGATAGGGTCTTCTGTTATTGTCAGCGCTAACAGTGAATCTCAACTGAAGTCGGTCACATGGGCGGAGTTAATCAAGTGGTCAGCGATGCTAATCAACTCGCACTGGTGGGAAGTGTCAGCCACTAAGCTAGTACCAGCGCAATGGGTGTGCGAGCTAGTAGAGCGTGACCTCAAGAAGGGTACGCGGTATTGGGCGGCAGAAGGCAAGCTGTGGTCGGCTGAGAATCCTGACAGTTATGCGGGGGTGCATAATCAGGATGGGATGATGTTGATATTTGACGAATCAAGCGGGATACCTAACCCGATATGGGAGGTAGGGGCGGGGTTCTTCACGGAGAACACGCCTAATCGGTTTTGGTTAGCGTTCAGCAACCCACGCCGTAACGAGGGGTACTTTTTTGAGTGTTTCAACGCCAAGCGTGCGTTTTGGAACACACGCACAGTAGACGCTAGAACGGTGGAGGACACTGACAAGGCGGTGTATGAGCAGATTATCGCGGAGTATGGCGAAGATTCATCACAAGCGAAGGTAGAAGTGTACGGTGAATTTCCGTCTGCGGGTGAAGACCAGTTTATTAGCCCTGTATTAGTACAGGATGCGATGGTTAGACCGAGATGGAAGGATGTAACAGCCCCAATCGTGATGGGTGTTGACCCAGCGCGAGGCGGTGCGGACAGTACGGTCATCTTGGTGCGACAAGGGCGTGATATTGTCAGTATTAAACGGTACTCAGGCGAGGATACAATGGCAATCGTGGGGCGCGTGATAGAGGCGATAGAGGAATTTAAGCCAATAATGACCGTGATAGACGAGGGCGGACTAGGCTATGGCATCTTGGACAGGCTAACCGAGCAAAGATACAAGGTGCGTGGGGTCAACTTTGGTAATAAAGCCAAGCAAAGCATCGCGTTCGGTAACAAACGGGCTGAGATGTGGAACGACATGAGGAACTGGCTGAAAACAGCGAGTATTCCTGAAGACAGACAGCTAAAAGCGGACTTAATTGGGCCGATGAAGCGCCCGAACAGCAGTGGCACGATATTCTTAGAGGGTAAGAAAGAAATGCGCTCACGCGGACTAGCCTCACCCGATGCAGCAGACGCGCTTGCAGTAACTTTTGCGTTTCCTATTGCACATCGCGAATATAATGATAGAATAATACGCAAACCGTCATCAATGGGCGGTGTTAATTCATCTTGGATGGGTAGCTAATGATTAAACCGTTAAGTGACTGTATTGTAGTAGAGCAGGATGAAGAAAAACAAGGCTTGATTATCATGCCTACAGTTAAGCTGTATAGTGGTATAGTGGTGGCAGTTGGTGATGGTAAACGCCTACCAAACGGTACTGTGACCAGTATGGATGTAGTAGTGGGTGACCACATTATGTTCGGTGAATTTACAGGTCAGAAAGTGCCGTTTGACGGTAAAGATTACCTAATGATGCGAAATACCGAAGTGATAGGGCTATTAAATGGATAGAATGGTGGGTATTGTAGCTAATGGCGGTAGGACTAAGGATGACCCAAAAGACATTCTAGCCACAGCCCGTTCTCGCCTAACGATGGCGATTTCAGCATACAGCGAGAGCCGTGAGGATGAACTAGACGACCTACGCTTCTCAGCAGGCTCGCCTGACAACCAATGGCAATGGCCCGCCGATGTTTTAGCTACACGCGGTTCAGTACAAGGGCAAACCATCAACGCCCGCCCGTGTTTGACCATCAACAAGCTCCCACAACACGTACACCAAGTAACAAACGACCAAAGACAAAATCGCCCTAGCGGTAAGGTAATCCCTGCCGATGATAAGGCTGATATTGAAGTAGCTGAAGTATTTGAAGGCATGGTGCGTCACATTGAGTACATCTCAGACGCAGACGTGGCGTATGACACAGCCTGTGACAACCAAGTCACCTACGGTGAGGGGTACTTCCGTATTCTGACTGAGTATTGTGACGACAACAGCTTTGACCAAGACTTGCGTATCTCACGTATCCGTAACTCGTTTAGCGTGTATATGGATCCGACTATCCAAGACCCTTGCGGTGGTGATGCTGAGTGGTGTTTCATTACGCAAGACATACTGAAAGAAGATTACGAGCGTCAGTTTCCTGATGCGGCACCCATCTCAAGCATACAGCAACAAGGTATTGGCGACCAGTCACTAGCGCAATGGATTGACGAAACAACAATCCGTATTGCTGAGTATTTTTACATCTCACACGAAAAAGAAACGCTTAACCTCTATCACGGCAACATAAGTGCCATGACAGGCTCACCTGAAGATAAACAGATGCAAGCAATGGGCATGAAGCCTATTAAAACGCGTGATGTAGACGTGCGTAAGGTGAAATGGCTCAAGATTAACGGTTTTGAAGTATTAGAATCACGCGATTGGGCAGGTAAATGGATTCCAGTCATCCGCGTGGTAGGTAATGAATTTGAAGTGGATGGTCGTCTATATGTGTCAGGTTTAGTGCGTAACGCTAAAGATGCACAACGTATGTACAACTATTGGGTCAGCCAAGAGGCGGAAATGCTTGCATTAGCACCTAAAGCGCCCTTTATCGGTTACGGCGGTCAGTTTGAGGGCTACGAAACTCAATGGAAGACAGCCAACACAACTAACTGGCCATATTTAGAAGTCAACCCTGACGTAACAGACGGTGCTGGTGCAGTATTACCGCTACCCGCTCGCGCTCAACCGCCTATGGCATCAAGCGGACTGTTACAAGCTAAAGCAGGTGCGTCAGACGATATTAAGTCAACAACAGGTCAGTATGATAGCAGTCTAGGTGCAACAAGCAACGAGCGCTCAGGGCGCGCTATCTTAGCCCGTGAAAAACAAGGTGACACAGGCACATACCATTATGTAGACAACTTAGCTCGCGCTATCCGTCACTGCACACGTCAATTAGTGGACTTAATCCCTAAGATTTACGACACACAACGTATTGCCCGTATTATTGGCGTGGATGGTACAACAGACAACGCTAAGATTGACCCGACACAAGCCGAGCCAGTTAAGAAAATCGTAGACCAAGCAGGTATTGTGATTGAGAAAATCTACAATCCAAGCGTTGGTAAGTATGATGTATGCGTCACGACTGGCCCAAGCTACATGACCAAACGTCAAGAATCACTAGACGCTATGAGCCAACTATTACAAGGCAACCCACAATTATGGGCTGTGGCTGGTGACTTGTTCATTAAAAATATGGACTGGCCTGGCGCTCAAGAAATGGCAAAACGCTTTGCTAAAACGATTGACCCTAAATTGCTATCTGACGGTGATGATTCACCTGAATTGCAAGCAGCTAAACAGCAAATGGAAGCAATGGGGCAAGAAATGGATCAGATGCACCAAATGTTGCAAAACGTCAGCAAGTCTATTGAAGTTCAAGACGAAAAACGTAAAGACTTTGAAGCTGAAATTAAAGCCTTTGATGCTCAAACTAAACGCTTGAGCGTAGTGCAAGCAGGCATGACTGAAGAACAAATTAGCGACATAGTCATGGGTACAGTGCATGGAATGATTACGTCAGGTGACTTAGTAGGCGAAATGCCATCACGCGATATGCCTGAAATGCCTGGTAGCGAAATGCCACAAGAAGAAATGGAAGCACCACCACCTGAAGATATAGAATCATTACAACAAGGATTACCACAATGACTTGCGCTAACTTCGTAGGACTATTATTTTTAGGGCGTGATGTCGCGCATAGCGTACATCTTAATACACGTAGCTTTAGTAAGCACATGGCGCTAGGCACATTTTATGATGAAATTATTGACCATGCAGACGCGTTTGCGGAAGCCTATCAAGGTCGGTATGGCTTGATTGGCGCAATCACTTTATCGTCAGCTAAAAAGACTTCTAACATTGTAGAGTTTTTAACAGACCAATTAGCTGAAATTGAAGCAACACGTTATCAAGTATGTGATAAATCAGATTCAACATTACAACAACTGATTGATAACATTATTGAGCTTTACCTCACAACGCTGTATAAATTAAGATTCTTAGCATGACAGTCGTAGTTGCCCATTCAACAGCCGCCGATGGTACATTTAGTGCTACAGGCGCGGCTGCGTGGGATGCTAACCATACCTTAACAGGCGTGGGTACAATGGCAGAACAAAATGCTAACGCAGTAACAATTACAGGCGGTACTATTACTGTTACCACTTTAACAGCAACAGTCGGGGTTTCAGGAGGTGCGTTCTAATGGGAAACTTTTTTGGAGGCACGTTCTTTGCAGGCGGATTTTTTGGTAGTATTATTGTCGCAGCTCAACAATTATGGCTTGAGATACGGTCATTCACACAAAGTAGGAGAATTTAGATGGCAACAACATTAAAAGCAATTACCTCGCGCTTAGGGTATCAGCAGATTACGGACTTAGACCCAGCAGTAGGGTTAACTGTACCTACTAAAAACCTTAGTGGTTTGGCTAGTACACCTTCAATCGCATTGATTACACCTGAAGCTCAAGCAGTACGTTGGCGCGATGATGGGGTTGCTCCTACATCTACCGTTGGTATGCCACTTGCAGTCGGCGTAACACTACAGTACGATGGCGACTTAACTCAAATTCAGTTTATTGAGCAAGCTGGCGGTGCTAAATTAAACATTAGCTACTACGCATAAGGAATCAAAATGAACATTACAAATGACAGTACAGGAAGCCCTGATTACATTGGCTACTTTACTAAGCAGTTTTTAACTGACTTAGGTAGAATGGCTCAACTTAGGGATGAATTGGCTAAACGCCAAGGCGCACTTTCAGCCGTTGAAGCAACTATTAAAGCTAAAGATGCTGCCGATGTGTACGCATTAGGCAAAAAAGTAGATGCAGATGCTATTTTAGAAAAGGCTAAAGAGGCTAAAGCTACGGCTGAAGCCTTAGTAGCCGAACTTAAAAATAACGGCGCAGAACTTGAAGCTAGAATTGCGGTAAATGACGCTGAATTAGCGCAACGCGAAAAAGATGTTGCAACGCGTGAGAAAAAAGCACAAGCTAATGCAACTGCGCTTGACCTTCGCTTCGGTGAACTTAAAGCAGGTAATGACAAACTGGATGCCGCAACTGCCGCGCTTGACGCTCGCATTAAAGCATTTCAGGACAGTATTAAGAATATCTAGTTTTAATCCGTATCGGTAAGGTTAACCGAGATTCCGTTAAGGGATAATAAAATGAGTGATGATGTTGAATTAGCGGTAGTACCCGCGCCAGTAGAGGAAGTTACGACAGCTCCCGAATCTGATGCAGTAGCAGTAGAAGTGTCGGAAGAAAGCCAAGCAGCAAAGACATTCTCGCAAGAGGAACTTGATGCCGCTATTGGTAAACGCTTGGCAAGAGAACAGCGTAAATGGGAAAGAGAACGTGCGGTTACGCCAGTTGCTCCTACTGAAGCGCCTTCGGTTGACCAGTATGATACAGTTGAAGCCTATGCAGATGCACTTGCAGAACAGAAAGCTGAACAATTACTAGCCAAAAGAGAGCAAAGTAGACAGCAGTCTGAACTAATTGAGGCGTATCACGATAGAGAAGAAGAAGCGCGGGCTAAGTATGACGACTTTGAACAAGTTGCCTACAACCCGAACTTACGAATCACTAACGCGATGGCAGAATCTATCCAATCTTCGGACATTGGGCCTGATGTAGCTTACTACTTAGGTGCAAATCCAAAAGAAGCCGATAGAATATCCCGTTTATCACCTCTAATCCAAGCTAAAGAAATAGGGCGTATTGAAGCCAATTTGACTTCTAATCCGCCAGTACGAAAAACGTCTAGCGCACCAGCCCCAATTGCGCCTGTGACAGCTCGCGGAGGTAACTCTGCCAACTACGATACAACTGACCCACGCTCAATTAAAACAATGAGTACGTCAGAATGGATTGCAGCCGAAAGAGCTAGACAGGTTAAAAAGGCGGAGAGCAACGACAAATATCGCTAATCATAAGATTAGTAACTTGTAATCGGAAAAGTTCTTAGAAAGACACCTTTGCCTAAAGGTAGTCGGATGGATACCAGCAACACGGGCAGCAGCAGCAACAGAAGGGTAAACGATATTTTGAAAACTACATTGTGTTTTAGGGCCGTTAGTAGCAAGCACCTCAGCTTTTCTAAGCCGAGTAGCTTCGCTATCCTTACGCCCTGTTCGATACAAACGCAATTTATTACGAGTTTCGTCAGTCCTTGTGTAACTGCCATTAAGCCCTTTATGTCTATCACCAAAATGTTCTTTTGGGGTAAGCCATTCAAGGTTATCCACGCGGTTATCAGATTTATCTTCGTTGATATGATGCACATGGGAAGCGTTAGTGGGGTTATCCAGCCAACACGTAGCTACAACACGGTGCATCAATCGTTGTCTACCAAGACACAAATATCCTTCGGGATGTTTAGTAGGGGTATACGAGGTGAATTTTCTAAGAACTTTTCCACAGCGCGACACGGCATAGAGATGGTCAAACATTCGATATTGAATACCGTCTATTTCAAAGCTAATCATGTTGTTTCTCCAATAAGTTTACAAGCGTTAATCTTACCATCAATATACAAAGGAAGTCAATATGTCTAACAGCCTACTCACCATTGACATGATTACTAGAAAGAGTTTAGAGATTCTAGAGAATAATCTTGTTCTTACCCGTAACGTAAATCGTGCCTACGATGACAGCTTCGCTGTTGAAGGCGCTAAAATTGGTTCTACATTGCGTATCCGTTTACCTGATCGTGCATTGGTAACTGACGGTGCTGCCTTGCAAGTGCAAGACGACAACGAGCAATACACAACCTTGGCTGTATCTAGCCAAAAACACATTGGTGTTAACTTCACCTCTGCTGAATTAACTATGCAATTAGATGACTTTGCGGAACGTGTACTTAAACCACGCGTATCTCAATTAGCATCTACTATTGACGCTGATGTAGCTAATGCTTACAAAGGTATCTATGCTTCAGTTGGTACACCAGGCACTACACCTGCAACTTCATTAGTATTGTTACAAGCTCAACAAAAATTGAACGAGTACGCAACACCTATGAATGAGCGTTTTGCTACAGTTAACCCTGCGGCTAATGCTGGTTTAGTTGAAGGCATGAAAGGCTTTTTCAATCCTACTAACACTATCTCTCGTCAATTTACTACAGGCATGATGGGTACAGGTGTTTTAGGCTATGACGAAGTTAACATGAGCCAATCTATCCTTAACCACACTACAGGTTCACGCGTTGTTGCTGATTCTGCTGCAATCAAAACAACGATTGCTACACAAGGCGCAACTAAGTTAACTATTAAATCTGTTACTAATGCTAAAACTTTAGTCGTTGGTGATGTATTTACAGTTGCTGCGGTGTACGCAGTTAACCCACAAACTCGTCAATCAACAGGCTCATTACAACAATTCGTTGTAACTGCGTTAAACACTTCAGCAGGTACTGAGTTCGTTGATGTTGATGTTCAACCTCCAATGTACACTGCGGCTAATGCACTTGCTACAATTGATGCGTTCCCTCAAGCAGACGCTTTAATTACGTACGTTGGTGCAGCTTCAACTAGCTATGCTCAAAACTTAGTGTATAACAAAAATGCCATTACTTTTGCAACGGCTGATTTGTTATTACCACAAGGTGTTGATATGGCTTCACGTCAAGTTCATAACGGTATCTCATTACGTATTGTGCGTCAGTACGATATTAATAATGACCGTTTACCTTGCCGTATTGATGTATTGTACGGCTACTCAACAATCCGCCCACAAATGGCAGCCCGTATTTGGGGTTAATTAAGGAGATTTAAGATGACTTATCAAGTTGGTGATGGTAATACTGGTGAAACCATGAACGTAGGGCGCGTAGGTGTACCTGTTCAAATTGGTGGAGCTACTACTGCAACTGTAGGCTTTTTTGGTGTTACACCTGCGGTACAACAAGCAACTGTAGCTGCTGGCACTGATGCTGCAACAACCCTAACTTGTGCTAATGCTTGCCGTACAGCATTACGCGCAGTAGGTATAATGGCGTAAGAAATGTCGGTACTCATTGCAACACCTAGCTATGATGGACAGGTTTGTGGTGAGTACCTTCACTCATTATTAAAAGCTACTACTACAGTAGACTTTGAGTTGGCGCTTATCGCAGGGGTGCATTTTATTGATACTGCCCGTGATATTGCAGCCGCTAAATTGCTTGATTCTAAGCACGAATATTTAATGTTTATTGATTCAGATTTAGGTTGGGAAGGCGATGCAATTACTAAGTTGTTGAGCCATAATAAAGACATAGTAGGCGGTGCTTATCGCATTAAGCACGATACTGAACTTTATCCAGTAGATTATAGAGCCAATGAAACGCAAGACGGATTGCTACGTGCTAATAGCTTGCCAGCAGGGTTTTTGTGTATCCACAGACGCGTTATTGAACGTATGGCAAGCGCATATCCTAGTTATCAGTTTGTAGTAAAGGATGCGTTTAAACGTATTCCTGCATTGTTTAGTAGGGCGTTAATGGATGACCGCATGGTGTCCGAAGATATAATGTTTTGCAAACGGGCTTCAGCCGCAGGGTTTGACCTTTGGCTAGATCCAACAATAACCTTTGGGCATATAGGCAGTAAAGCCTTTATTGGTAATTTTGCCACCTATTTAGAAGGACAGCAATAATGGTTATCTTTTTGAAACACCCTGTACACGGTACTAAAGTAGCGATTGCCGAAAGTGAAGCCGAAGCTGATGCAAAAAATGGATGGATAGTATATAATCCAAATACGCCTTCTGAAGTTGAAGTTGCGGCTCCTGTAAATGGATTGGTAGTTAAACGCAGACGGAGCTAATACTATGGCAACAACAGCTTATGACCAAATTTGTGGGGCGTTACGCCTAATCGGACAATTAGCCGAGGGTGAAACACCTACTGCGGCAACCGCGCAAGATTCATTATCTGCGCTAAATCAAATGATTGACAGTTGGAATACTGAGCGTTTAGCTGTTTACGCAACTCAAGACCAAATTGTACCGTGGTCGCCAAATGTAATATCTAAGACTATGGGGCCATCAGGCGACTTCATTGGCAATCGCCCTATATTGGTAGATGATTCATCATACTTCCGTGACCCATCGTCAGGCATATCATTCGGTATTAAGCTGATCAATCAACAACAATACAATGGTATTGCGGTTAAGACCGTAACGTCTACTTATCCACAAGTAATGTGGGTAAACATGGAATACCCAAACATTACCATGACAGTCTATCCAGTGCCTACCAAGACATTGGAATTTCATATTGTTTCGGTTGAAGAATTAACACAACCCGCTACGCTTGCAACCACGTTAGCCTTTCCGCCAGGCTACCTTCGTGCGTTCAAGTATAACTTAGCGTGTGAATTAGCCCCTGAGTTTGGCGTAGAGCCAAGCCCACAAGTGTCACGCATAGCAATGACATCTAAACGCAACCTTAAACGTATCAATAATCCTGACGATATTATGGCGCTACCTTACAGCTTAGTGGCTACTCGTCAACGGTACAATATTTTCGCTGGGAATTATTGATTAAAATTAATGACTTAGGGATATAAAATGACAGATATAGCCATTTCAGCATTACCAGTCGCAACCGCAGGGGCAGGTGCAGACCGTATTCCTATGGTGCAAAGTGGTGTTACTAAGCAGATTACTAACACGCTACTGTTTACTAACTCTACACTTACTACACCGATATTAGGCACACCACAGTCAGGTACGCTAACAAGCTGTACTGGATTGCCAGTAGCGTCAGGTATTAGTGGCTTAGGCGCAGGGGTGGCAACATTCTTAGCAACACCTTCAAGTGCAAACTTAGCTTCGGCGGTAACAGGTGAAACTGGTACTGGCGCATTGGTATTTGGTACAAGCCCTACATTAGCTACGCCAACTTTAACTTCGCCTACTTTAACCTCACCGACTATGACTGCACCTGCACTTGGCACAGTAGCAAGCGGTGTAATCTCAGCGTGTACTAGCACTAGCATGGTCATGGTAACACCAGTCTTAGGTACGCCTACAAGCGGTGTGCTGACTAATTGTACTGGTAGCCCTACATTTACAGACGTTAAAACATCAGGTTTATTAGCGACCACAGCCGCAGCGCCCACTATTGCAAGCGCAGCGACAATCGCACCGACTACGCAAATAGTATTTATTAGCGGTACAGCAGCCGTAGTGACAATCACAGCCCCCGCGCCTATCTCAGCAGGCGGAGGCACAATTACTTTAATACCTACTGGCGCGTTCACATGGACAGCCGCAGGTAACATTGCTGTATTAGGTACAGCAGTCGTTAATAGGGCGTTAACTATGACTTATGATGTCACCACAACCAAATGGTATCCGTCTTACGTTTAATGTATGAAAACGCCCATATTAGGTCAGTCTTATGTAGCACGTAGCATTAATGCGGCGGATAACCGCATGATCAACCTTTTCCCCGAGCAGACACCTGAAGCGGGTAAAGAGATTGGCTTTCTTAACAGAACGCCTGGGCTTAACTTCTTACAGACAGTCGGCACTGGCCCGATACGTGCATTATGGTCACATCAAACCAATGGCGCGGACTTTTATGTGGTGTCAGGCAACGAGTTCTATCAGCTAGATAGCTTAACGGGTACGCCTGTATTGCTAGGTGCTGTATCAGGCACAGGGCCAGTATCAATCGCAGATAATGGTACGCAGATATTCTTAGCGTGTAATCCTGATGGTTACATTTACAACGAAGTAACTAATGCTTTTGCACAAATTACTGATGCAGACTTCCCAGGCGCAAAAACTGTTGGTTATATTGACGGTTACTTCGTATTCAATCAGCCTGACAGCCAACTCATTTGGACTTCTGAAATTTTAGATGGTACACAGATAGATCCTCTTTCTTTTGCTAGTGCTGAAGGCTCACCTGATGGCGTGGTAGGTATTATTGTTGACCATCGTGAAGTATGGATATTTGGTACAGATTCCGTTGAAGTTTGGTATGACGCAGGACTAACAGGCTTTCCATTAACCCGTATTCAAGGCGCGTTTAACGAGATTGGGTGCGTATCTGCATATTCTATCGCTAAGATGGATAACGGCTTATTTTGGCTAGGTACAGATGCACGCGGACAAGGTATCGTCTATCGTGCTAACGGTTACACAGGTCAACGTATCTCAACCCACGCTATTGAGTACGCAATCGCTCAGTACGGCAATATCTTTGA